CAAACTTAGCGCCCCAATGATAACGGGAGTTAACTTGAACCTGTAATCCAGATCCATCGTTTAGGTGATTCCTAAATTGTAGAGGTGGTTCAACAGTGTTTCTTATAAATCCAGCACTTGCTAGCGCAGCAGAATCAACACCACCAAGGGGAGCAAGAGGTGCAGAACCAGACGTAACAAGATGGCTAATTCCCCTGAATCCCATTGGAAGTGCAGATGCATCAACCGATTGATTGATCACTGCATCTGAAACTTCAACCCTAACGTATCGTGATCTTAGTGAATAGTTTCCTTCAATCACGAGCTTTTGTGCAGCATCATCACGATCAAAATCGTAATATGCATTAACGTCACCAAGTACCTTTGCAACGTAACGATCAGATGATGGATCAAGGTTGACACCTTCCCAACGTTCAAGGAACTTCGGATCAATGTCAGTATCTGTCATGCTTCGAATACCGATGCTGAATGAACCGTACCTATTCATTGGATCCGTAGATGGTACAAGGTTATAAATTGAAACCTTGAATTTATTTGAAACACCAGCGCCGGAATCCAACGCATGAAGCTTAAATAAGTTTACAGGAGCTCCACCGAACTTTTGTGATATAATCCATGGAGATTTAGCATTACTAAATCTGTTCCTAAATCCTTCAAAATTTGGTACGGTTGACGATCCGGCATCTCTTGACAAAGAAGACGTAAGAAGGAAGACCGATCTTTCACTTCCGTTAACCGGTGCTTCTGTCACTGCGCCGGAGCCAGTTACAACAGCCAGCGTTGGGTGAATGTCCCAATGTGCCGCAAGGTAGTGACCTGCTTCCTGAATTTTGTATGGATCAGTATTAAGAACCTTGCTGATGTAATTGGCTGAAGTTACATCAAATGATGCTGTTAAAACATTTGGATATAATGCATCGGTTCCTTTATGACCGTTTAAAAGAAGGGTAAATTCTTGCTTTGAAACGTTGTTTGAAGAAAGAACAAGTGAACCAAGAGAAGTTCCCTTTGCCACGGCGTCAGAACCGACAAGTGTAGAAGATGGAGAGCTTGAATCAAGCCCAGCCGCTGAAGCAGAAAGACGCATGACAACGCCAGACGGAACCATTAATACGCCACGAACGAGAGGTATTGCAGATGTTGCAGAAAGTCCACCCGCATTTCCTGGGCCTTGTAGACCTGCATCACTGAAAACCGTAGACCCAACAGATTCTGACATGAAGCATCCGAGGAAATAAGTTCTTCCAAGAACACCTTCAGAATTTGCATAAGGATTTGATGATAAAATCCCAGCTGTTCCCGGTAACTTTTCACCGACAGTAAATCCTGCACTGGTTACATCACCGGAATTTGTTCCAGCGCTCACTCGCTTTTTACCATCACCAACACCTAAAACCCTGAGATAAGTAACAGAAGTTGCCCTTCTCATCCACTCAGACACTGCGAGAGGACCAAACTTCTTTGAATCGCTTTGACCAAATTTTGCGAAGAAATCACTAAGAGTACCATATGTTAAGGGAACAAATGCCGGTCCCTTAACCGATGTACCAATAATTCCTGCCGGAATGCCTGTTGGAGCAACCTCGACTGGACCTGTGATATCAATTTCTCTAGTAGTTACGCCTGCGCTTCCAAATTTGAGCTGTGCCATTTATTCTTGCTCCTACACTATGCATGATAAATATCAAATTATCTTCGTTTTTTGAGATCAAACGAACTGGACACCGGCATTTGTTACGATAAAGTCGATAGCGATAAACTCTATTGCCCTTGTCGGCACAACGACGATCCTTCCGTTGAGTCGATTAAGATCGACATCCTCTTGTGTGTTGTTTGTTTCGTTCATAACAACTTGGTATGCTTCAATTCCCGCCTGTGCCTGAATGAGGCTTAGTTGAAGAACCGCATCAGCAACAAACTTGTTACGAACAGCGGGTGTGTTCTGCTCAAAAACAATCTTGTTTGCGATACTGATGATCAATCTCTTGACCTCTAACAAGAGCCTTCTAACGTTAACCCTGTCGAGAGCAGATTTTCTGATCTGTAAAGTCTTTTGACCGTAAATAACAAATCCAAGTCTTGGGAATGTTGCAATTGGATTTATTCTTGCGTCGTAAAGCCTATCACGATCAGTTACATTTAATCTGACTTCAACGTTGTTAACAAAGTCAAGGGCAGCGCGGTTAAATCCCGCTGGAGCAAACCATGGATATGATACCTTATCATTAAATCCTAAAGCTCCAAGTGCTGCAACTGAAGAAGGAACTTTAACGTAACGATTATTGACTGTGTCGTTTATGTACACATTGGGGAAATAAGTTGCTACGTAGTTGTTGTCAAACGTCCTTGATTCAAACGTTGCTGCAGTGTTTTCAATATTGATTCTATTCGTAGAATCATCATAAATTCTTGCATCGTTATCGTCATAGTTTGGAAGATCCATGACATACATCGCAAGACCGTAATCTCTAACTTTCTTTGCGGTGTAATTTGTCAAGTAATCTTCACGAATTCCTGGAACTGCGAGTAGATTTACGTTCACCTGAAGTGGATCTGTCATTACATCAACTGCAGTGATGTATGAGTTAACGGCATTGTTATCAACGCCAGATCCAGCAAGGTTTGTTAACATGCCGGGTGATACGAATGATGTTGAAGCACCACCAAGAGGATTTTCAAATGATGTTGCTTTATCGTTCATCCTTGAAGCAGCCGGATCAAGGATGTTAAGACCATCAAATCCGCCTTGCATAAAGGTCGTAAACTTAGCATATGTTGAATACTTGTTAAACTCGTAAGGTTCACCATTAGAAAGAAGTGTTGCAAACGTAACACGATTTCCAAGAACAGGATCATTTATCGTATAATTTGAAGGATCAACCTTTGCGTTTCTAACATATGCAGCCTCTCTCATGTGAGATCTAACCGTGCCAGTCAATCCTGCAATTGTGCCGGCAGATAGTGCCACCTTAGAAAGTGAGAACTTGTTGTTGTTAAACAAGTCAGCACCGGAGCCTGTCACCAAAGAATCTAACTTCTTAATTCCAGAGAATTTTGTAAAGCTCTCTAGAAGAGGATTTTTTAACTCTGAAAGATTTGCATTCAAAGGTACATTATTTCTTTCAAACTTAACACCCCAATAGAACTGGGATGATGCAACCTCTTGAGGACCAGGATCACCATCCCATGCTGGTGTTGTGATTGAACCCTTGGTCACCTTGAACCTAAAAGGCACAGGAGGAACGATAGATTGAGATAAGAAACCAACTGAATCCGCATCAAACAAACCTGTCAGCCTCTTCGCTGAAGTTACGCCATCGGTGAGAGCATCGTTTGTTTTGATCACCTCATGGCCTCTAAATCCGAATGGAAGCGATTTAGCAGGAACCTTCTTGTCGTCAACAGAAGGATTGATCACCAACCTAACGTATTTAGATATGTTTGCATACTTTCCACTGGTGATTATTCTTCTTTCGCTGACAACATCTTGATCAAAATCATAAGTTACCTTACGATCACCAACAAGCTTACCAATATAATTGTCAGCGTCAGGATTTAAAGAACAATTAACAAATTCTTCCAAAACCATTGGATTGATATCTGTGTCATTCCAATCACGTATTTGAAGATTAAACGTTCCATATTCATCTGCTTCATTTTCTGAAACCTTGATATTTGAAATGGAAACCTTGTAGAGGCTGTTTGCGTATGCACCATCATCAAGTGATTCAACCGCAAAAAGATCATATTCAGTTGCACCGAATGGCTGAGAAATAAAGTAAGGTGTTCTTGGTGAAGTATACCTCGTATCAAATGCACCAAACATCTTTCTAAATTCTGTTGTCGGTTCACCAGAAACCGTACTTGTCAAGGTTGAACCTGAAAGAACTGCAACATAATCGTCATTTACAACCGTCGCAACTTCATCATCAACAGCAAGATCTGAATAAAGAAGGTGTTGATACTGTTCAAACTTTTCAGGATCTCTGTTAAGAACCTTACCAAAGTAATCATCGCTTGACGGATTCATTGAAGCCGTGTAAATTTTCACTCCGGAAAGTTTATCGTCAAAAGAAAATGTTGAACCAAGCGTTGAAGATATAACGAGCTTAAATTTTCCCGACTTAACCAGCGCAGCATCATCAAATGTTGTTGCACCTGAAAACGCTGAAGGAACGGATTGATTGCCATCAAGAACCATCATTCTTGCACCGGCAGCCATCATAACAACGCCACGAACCAAGCTCATGTTACTTGATTGTGATCGTGATCCGTTGTCTGTAAACATTGGCATTCCATATGCTTCATTTGCTTGAAGCGTGTGATCTGCAACTAAAAACTGGACGGCTCCTACATGCCTTCCTTTTGCATCATCTGATGCAACTGTTCCTTCGAGCTTAAAACCGGCATTTTTTACACGACCGGTTGTCACAGTGTTAGAAATATCTGTAATTGTTTTATTAGCACCAGCACCCAAGACCCTCATATAGGTTAAAGATGATCTGTTTTTCAAAAATTCATTGACTGCATATGGTCCAAACTTCTTTGGGTCCAGGTTTCCAAAGATGCTAACGAATTCATTAAAACTAGCGACAGTAACCGGAACAAATGCCGGTCCCTTATTGGAAGTACCAATCACGCCAGCAGGTACCCCGATGGGTCCCGTTACAGGCGGCGCCTTTAATTCAACTTCTCTTTCAAAAAAATTAGGAGACCTAAAAACTTGCTCAGCCATTATCCAGCTCCTTCATTGCAACGCACAAAACTTTCCTATAAGTATTTGAAAAAAACCAAAAATCAAATTACTCACTTATCTTCAACGATATGATAGGTAAGACCACCAAGCAAAGCCTCTGCTGTTACCGGTGCTGGTTTATCAGAAATTAATGACGCAGGCTTTATCACTGACTCTCCCAGTGATTGGTTTACCCTATAAACCCTAGCATAACCTGTGCTTGTGTTACCATCAGCATCAACGTATTGTATCTTTTCGTACAATGGCATTCCGTCTTTAGATGTTCTGTTTTTAATTGCTGGATCTTCTGAATCATTTGGATCATCAAAATGATTCAACAACCTTGTTCCAACATTCCTTTGGTCTTTTCTACGATTTTTTGTTTCATTTAAAGGGAATGTTGGATCATCTGATCCAATGAATGGGTCATTGAGAATTTTATCGCTTTCTGAATTGATAATTTCTCCCTGCGGATCAATGTCTGTTTGAAACTTTATGATTGGACTTGAAACATATCTCTTCACAGGAATTCCAACCCCTGGGTATTGTGTCGCAAAAATATATGCATTAACCTTCACATTAAACGTGTATTTAACAACCCTTTCGTCTCTACCTAACTCGTTGAAATTATTATCAGGACTATATGAATTTCCATCAACCGTTGCAATGAACCAATAACCTTTTGGCGTGTCTAGCTTCCACGCGTTTCCTTGCGGCAAAAATGACGCAATGATTTGTTCTAACAATTGATTCATGTGTTGCGTATATTGAGTCCATAACGTTAATTCATATGTTATGCTGCAAAATTGGGGGGATGGAATGACTATTGTTTCATATATGTTATTTTTCTTTATGTCTGCGAGCCAGGCACCATCTCGTACAGCAACATCATCAGAATCTGCACCGACCCCCCGGTCAGTCAACAATTGATCATTAGCATGTTCAAGGTCAGGGTTTGTTGCAACATTAAGTTGGTTTTTTAAAAGATAGCGATTTATGAGGTTTTGATATCCCCTGTCAGATTTATCCAACCTTCTTTTTATTATGATTTCACCGGTTTGCTGATTTATACCCCTTCCGGAGACGTCAGAACCAAGATCTTGATTTATTGCCGTTCTTGCTATCGTCAATAACGGAAGAATTAATGAGTTGTTTTTATCTCTTAAGGCGCTTTTTTTCTTTAAAATTGCCCACTTTTCTCCCGTTGCAAAGATCACAGGAACCTTTTTAAAATCTGAATTATTTCCACCCACCTGTAACTTAATTTCATTATCAAACAATTTAAATAAGGCAACGTCGACGTCTTCAATGCCAACTGGAGGGATTGTTAGGTCTGGACTTCCTTGGTGCGATGGTAAATTGATTCCGGTGACGCCGTACCTCTGCTTGCTGCTTGAGTTAAATCTAGTTGGCATATTCAATCCTCATCATAGAAAGCATTTCCAACGCCACCTGGGTCTCCATTACTGGAGATTTCTTTGGGCCCTGTGAGAGGCGGATCAAGGACCCCGTTCTTAACAAGATCTCTAACGTCCGCAGTCTCACCTTCCTTGTTTTCTGCAAAACCACGTTGTTGGACAAACGTCTTTTGCGTTGCATCATCATCTGTATACTTGATATCTGTTGGACCAACCGTAAGTGCCTTGAATTGACTTTCACGAACCCTGTTGCCTATTAATGATACACCGTCAATGTTCTCGGCTTGACCGTAGATTGTGCGCATGTATTTGTATTCTGTTATTTCATAAAAAATTGCGCCAAAAGAAAAGTAATCACCGATTGAAGGATTAATTCCTTTTTCTACCATGTCCCTGTGTTGGATGTAAACTTCCAAAGTAAACTGTGTATCTACACCAAACTTGTCAATTTTTGTTTCAGTTTGAAACTCCGCATTAACCAAAACATCAACAATTATAGGATTATCAAAAATCTTTTGAAGGGCTTCATCATAAACTTCGTGAGATTTTGTTTTTGTCTCGGATATTGGATAGTAATAAATCTTTTGACCTACAACGTCCTTTATGATCTCTTTGGTAACGTCAGAGATGAAATTTATTTCACGTGATGTTATGAATAGACGTGCCATAATTTACCTCACCCGATGACGATGCCCTTCCCCAAAGGCATCGGCACGTATTTAAGTTGTTTTTGTAGGTTTTCAGCAGCTAATGCGTCAGTTTCTAACATCTTTGCATATGTCAAGTTTGCAAGGAATTCCTTCATCTGTGTCGTTAACTTTTCCTTATCATCTCTGCCTTGGGTTACCAACGAGTCACCGTTAAGCTGAAGTTCAGCGTTCGGTATTGGAATTGATTGAAACTTTGATCGGATCAATCCTAGAAGTTCCTTACAAAGTGCCAATGTATATTGACGAATCCACTGTCGACCTGGCTGGTTTATTGATATAAATGGTATGTTTCCGAACGGCACGTCTGAAGGTCCTGAAATTCCATTTATTGAATCGTCGCCATAAGCAGTAGGGTTATACGGATCATGCTTTGGCATCAATTTTATGAACAGTTTTCCTGTCTGCAGGTCAGTTGATGGTGTTGGGTAGATCCTTAGGTTACTGCCCAATACGTCATAGCTATAGTTTGAACGTCTAACACGAAATGCTGTCTCAAGCATTCCTCTTCTCAAAATATCCTCAAACACCGGCAGGACATAAAAAACCGTAGAATTTACATACGATTCGTAATTAAAGTTTGTCGCAAGAAAGTTTGTTACGTTTGAAGCATTCAACAAAAATTGTTGTGCAGCCAATGGCTCAAAATGAAAGATTTCAACAATCTTAAGTTTTCCCTTAGATCCAGACGGTAATGTTTCGTAAAGTACACTACCAGACATGCTTCCAGAAGCAACCTTTACCTCTGAATATATGTTGTAATCCTGTCTACCGGAAACAAGATCAATATACCCAAGTGTTGCATCATAAGAACCACCGACAAACGCCTCAGATGCATATGGTTCAGCCATCCTTAAAAGGTGTTCTATCGTTCTTTGAGCATATTTGTTTGTCACGTTGGTTGTAGTTGGCAAGCCAAGTATATTAGTCAACTCAGAAGTGATCTTCATCTCGTGAATGAGACGGGAATACTCACAACAAGCCTCTTCAAAACAGGCCCAAATTTCTTTCTTTGTTAATTCAACTGAAAGAACATCATCGCCAAGTTTTCTTTTTACAAACAAAACCATCGAATCTGCTTCTGTTTGAAATGATACCTCAGAATCAAAAAAACCAAACGGCGTTGGATTGATAGTGGTTAAAAATGTTGACATGTTTGTGCGTCCTTCGACACGCTGGGTCCTTAGATAAAATTATGGTCGAACTATTGATTTGAGTTGAAGAATTTTTCGCTATAACCGTTTTTCGCACTTGTAATCTAAAAAAGTGAAAGTATGACAAAATCGTGACAAATAGTGCATCGCCAGCGTATTACTGTAGTTCGCTAGCGAATACTTATGAATGCGTACCAAGGCCGCACGTGGTGTGTCGACCTGTACGTACGCAATTATCACTTTTAAGGTGTAACAATGGCTAAAAAAACACAGGTTCAACAATCACAGATCAGCGGTTCACTTCCGTCAGACTTGAGCGATAGCGTCGCTCTTGCTGATCTCACAAAGGCAAATCGTTCTATCCTTGACGACCTTAACTCACTTCGTTCACAAATGAAGAGAGTCATGGGTACGTCTGCATGGTCAGATGCGCTCGATGGTTCACAAGACCTTGCAGACATCTACGGAGCAATGCGTGCAACAGGAGTTGATGCATCATTCCAGGGTGACATCAGCTCAGTTGCTGATGCAAACATCGGTGGGGATCTCAACGTTGCATACGCTTCTGATCTCGCTGGTGCGGTCTCCATGGGATCAAGCCTCAGCGTTGTCGGTGCTGCAACTCTTCAATCAACACTTAACGTTCAAGGCGCAGCTGATTTCGATAGCAGCCTTCACGTTGATGGCGCCGCAGACGTTGATGGAAACTTCGACGTTGCCGGTACATCAGACCTTCACGGAAACGTCCGCGCTTACGCCGACCTCCGCGTTGACGGTGCAGCAGATCTCAATGGAAGCCTCGACGTAGCAGGTGCAGTTGACCTTGCTGCTTCAGGGCTTGCAACAACAGTTCGTGGCTCTCTCTCTGTCACACAAGCTGCTTCTCTCTCTGATTCCCTCAGCGTCGATGGAGCGTCCACGCTCACCGGCGCGGTCGAAATGGCTTCAACACTCGACGTTACAGGAAAGGCAACGTTCGATGCCGAAGTTCAGATCGTCGGCCTTGCAAACCTCGACGGCAACCTCGAAGTTGCTGGAGATTCTGATCTCACTGGTGATCTTTCTGTTGCAGGTGTCGCAGACTTCAATGGCAACGTAACTGCAAACAAGATCAGCATTGATGGCGACACAGCACAACGTCTCTACATCGTTGACTCAGACGGTTCAATGAAGGATGAAGCAAAGCTTGTCTTCGACGGATCTAAGCTCGCAGTTGACGGAGATATTGACGCTTCTGGTACTGTGATGGCAGCATCCATGAAGATTGATGGAGACGTTTCACAACGCCTCTACATCGTTGACTCAGATGGATCTATCAAGGACGAATCAAAACTCACCTTTGACGGATCTGAACTCGCTGTTGATGGTGCATTTAGCACAACCGGTGCAGCAGACATCACTGGCAACCTCTGGACAGGCGGAACACTTCACGCTGCAGGAAACGCAACTCTTGATGCGCAACTTTCAGTCGCAGGTGCAGCAACCTTCTCTGACGATGCGTCAGTTGCAGGTGCTCTCACAGTCACAGGTGATGCAACATTGGCCTCTGACCTCGCTGTCATGGGTGACGCTGCAATCACTTCTAACCTTTCAGTTGCTGGTAACTCCGTCCTCGAAGGATCACTCATTGTCACCGGTTCCGTTGACATGAACTCCTCACTCAATGTCGATGGTGCAGCCACCATGGCTTCAACACTCGATGTAACTGGTGCGGTTGATTTCTCTTCAACTCTTGATGTCGCAGGAAAGGCAACTCTTGCAGGAGCACTTGAACTCACAGGTAATGCTGATTTCAACGGTTCACTTGATGTTGCAATGGCCTCAGATCTCCACGGAGATGTGCATGCATACAGCGACCTCATCGTTGACGGAGATGCAGATCTCAACGGTGCTCTCGACGTTGCAATGGCATCTGACCTTCACGGTGCAGTCCATGCATACAGCACACTTGCTGTTGATGGTGCAGTTGATCTCAACAGCACACTTGATGTCGATGGTGCGGTTTCTTTCGCAAGCACCCTCTCCGTTGTCGGTGCATCTACCTTCGCTGCAATTTCTGCAACAGACGGTACATTTAGCGGCGACGTAGGAGCAGTTGATGGAAACTTCTCAGGAGCACTTGATGTTTCTGGAAATGCATCCATCGGTGGCACACTTAGCGCAGGAAACACCTCTATTGCTGAACTCACCACAAGCGGAACGTCTTCCTTCGGAAACAACGTTTCAATTTCTGGCGATCTCAGCATGACAGGTGCAGCAAGCATCACCGGAGACATCTCTGCTGATGATGCTCAGTTTGCAACACTCGCAGTTGGTGGTGGATACGGAGCATCTGGTCTTTCCATCAGCTCCAGCGGCGACCTTCAAATGGACGGTAATGCAACAATTGCTGGTGATATCTCAGCGTCTGACGCAACATTTGCGTCACTTAACGTCACCGGTGATGCGGTTGTCGTTGGTGACCTTCGCGTTCAAGGTGCAATGACATACATCGAGACCCAAAACCTCCAGGTTAAGGACGCATTCATCCACATCGCAACCGGTTCTGCTGGTTCTGATGACAAGGGTATCGTGCTCCACTCCGGTGGCGGATACGACGATCTTGTCCTCGGACAGAACTCACATGACGGAGAATTTATCTTCGCCAAGCTCGATGTTGAAGGAAACGTTGACAGCGATAACGCAATTGAACTTGGCGGTGCTGCACTTGCACCAGCATGGATGTCACAAGCCAAGATCGGTGCTGACCAAGGTTCAATGGTCGGTTCTATCGCCAAGGATGGATCTGACTTCTCTGTTAAGGCAGAAGCCGGTGCTGAACTCAAGCTCGTTGCCCTTGGCGATGAAGCTTTCAGCCTCGCAGCTGACGGTGAGCAAGCAGCATTTGAGGCCCAGTTCGGTGCGGTCTCTCTCGTCTCTGCAATCATCTCTGCGGCATCAGGTGGTAACTTCAAGCAAGACGCCATCATGCCAGGAGTTGTTGCAGCAGGATCTGACATCGACTTCTCTTCAGTCGGATCACTCCGCTCGGCATCGATCGCTTCAGATGCAGCGAAGAAGATTGCAATGGATGTTTACCTCAACGGCGTGCGCCTTGCGTTCGGCGAAGACTACAGCATCCAAAGCGTTGACAACATCCGTCTCATCGGCTTCGACACAGTTGCAGATGATCGCCTCATGATTGTCATCCACAACGCAGCATGAATTTAACCTTAAAGGTTAAATTCTACGGTTAAGACTGACTAGCCGGGGGCCCAGAGAGAAATCTCTGGGCCCTTTTATTTTTATAAAAATTTTTATGGTAAAAAACTAAAGCAATTTAAATAGATAAAAACATGAGTGAAGGAAATCAATCAGACTTTGGTTCTATGGTGTCGGCAAGGGTAAAGCTTTTTGTGGAGTTGATCAATGATAAAAATAGCCAACTCAACACTATGATCGAAAACCTAAAAAGACTAGATGGTTACGCTTTAGGTTCAAAAGAATCAATCGATAAGATAGAAAAACACATTAAACAACAAAAAAGTGAATTGGCAAGCTTAGTAGAACAGAATAAAATTCCTAAAGAAGTAGCAACACTAATAGAGTCTGTTCTAAACAACATGATGTTATTTGCAAAAAACGTCTCTTTGGATGCTGAAAGACTTTTTTATTCAAAACAAGGTGAAATGGTCTTTCTAAAGAGTGATATAGAGAAACTTGTGAAACTCAAAGCAAGCCATGAAAGTGCTCTAAGTAAGAAACAAGAAGAGAAAGCTCAGCAAGAAAAAACAGTTGTACCGGAAACAAAAGAAAACAAACAAAAAACAAGGCCTGACAAAAACCCAAACACAAAGATCGGTAAAGCTGCAATTGATATTGCAGAAAGAAAGAAAAAGATCCTTGAAACAGTAAAAGAAATAAAAGAAGGATCCGGTAAAAGAGGAAGAAAACCAAAAAACGTTTAAGTTTTAAATCGCCTTAGTGTATGTTACTAATATTTTTGAATCCACAACTGGTGGGTAATTAAATGTAATTGTTTTATCATTTAATTGATAATCAGCATCATTTTCTTTTTCTTGTAAAACACCATTGACGAACACAAGTATTTTATTCTCTAATGGTGTGTTTTCAATCGTAAAGTTTACGTTCATTCCATCAATATTTCCTGATGGTGTTTCATTCCAAACTATTTGGTTATTAACGCTGTTTTGTAGAGTGTTTACAATGCTAGATAAACCTGCAACTGTGTTCATTGTTGCCTGGGCTGCGTTCATTGTTTCCTGAATTGTATTCATTTCTTCTTCTTCTGCCATGTAGATCAATCGAGGTCTTGGCCTAAAATATGAATAGGCCTTTCTTGATCTCGATACATCTCTTGTTCTTACAGCCATATTATCTAAAGATTAATTATGGCATTACTAACAATTAGGTTCTGTTATATGATTTTGTATGCCTCAAAGTGCATTCCATCAGGTCTTTTTGGAAACCATCCTCCCCAATAAAAACCATGATCATATGCAATTTCAACTAATTCACGAACTGAACCAGTCTCTCCCCTGAGAGCAGGCTGTGCACCAAGTTGGTTCCATTGAACGTTGATATCAAATGCTGTTGCCCAAGCATGATTTGAAAGGATCGTTCTAGAACCTCTAATGTATCGTGGTGACCATGTACCACCCCACGACATGATCAAGTAAGTTAATCCTGCATCATTCCAGGCTTTAAATAAATCTAAAAATTGTTGAGAAATTGCAGTATGAATAGAAACCATACCAGATTTTGAAAAACCAGCAACGCTGGTAAGGTGAGGTAAACTTACGTTAACAATTGATTTTGTTATCCAGTTATCAGTGATTGTGATTGCCTCTGGATTTGCATACGTTGGAGAAGAAACGTATGAAAACTTACCAAAAAGCTTTTCTCTGTCAAGAAAACTTAGTGATCCTCCTTGAGGTTTTTGCGGCCAGCTTGGCCCATTTACATCTAATGTAGGATCATCCATCAAGGGATAACCCATTTGTAATGCAACTGAAAGAGTTTTCAATCCTACGATACCGTCGGAAACAAGTCCCTTTTTACTTTGAAATGATTTTGTTTCATTTTCAGTATAAAGATCAAATGTGCCATTAACAACTATTGAACTATTTGTTGACAATCCTCTTAAAAACGTTTGCCATCGTTCAACATCATCACCGGTTGAACCTCTTTTTAAAATCTGTAACATTTTAAACCTCAAAAAGTCATCAACATCTGTACTGCTGTCTTAACTCTTTCACGAAGTTCTTCAGGAAGTGCAGACAAAAGAACATATGTTTCTGGTTTATATGCGCCCTCGATTGGACCATTTGTAGTTTCCATAGAATTTTTATTAACTGCGACTGTGAGTGCGAGGGGAGGTGCACCTACCCTGACATGAACCATTGGTTGGTATAAGTCTACTTTTTGCATTATCATCCTTTTAGAACTTCATTTGAATTATTTAATGCTTCATTAAGAATTGAAAACTTTTCTTTCAAAGATTGAAGTGAAGTTTCTAAATAAAATGTGTCAATTCCTCTATGCTTGCACTCAACAATTTTATTTTCTAATTCTAGAATCTGAAGCAATAATGTTTCTGTTGTCGCTGACATGTATCGTATTTTATTTTATATGATAAAGGTTGTTTAAACTTTAGCAGCGATCTTTATCATTGCATCGATGTCGGTTATGGTTTTTTCCAATTTTGCTTCCAACGGTAATATTGCTATTGGAACAATTCCAGAACCGTTTATTCCGTTCATTCTCCATGTTCTTACAACATTTAGCAATTCATCAAGATCATTTCTTGATTTTAAAAGTGTTGTTATAAGAACATTTGTTTTTTTTATGATTTGTGCCACTGTAATACCTTAGTATAGGTATTTGTTTTTTCAACTACAATGGCACAAAATCAATTGTATTTATACCCAGTTAATGACTCTATAGACGTAGTTTTTGTTTCCAAAAACATTCATCCAATCTTGACTGGTTTGCTCGATATCAAAATAGTGCCAAAGCCTATCCTGACCTTGCCCAGTAGCAACCTGCAATTCACGATCATGAACAGCTAAGTAAGTTATGGGACCAACTACATCTTTTCCAACCATCAGAAAAGTATCAACTTCACCTGTCTCATTAATAACCTTTTTAAACGAAAGAACAACATCATCCCCAGATTCGCCAACAGAAGAGTTATTTACATGTCCACGAACTTTTTGCAGGTTACAAAGTACGTTTGGTTCAATATCACTATCAACCTTCATTGAATCAGAAAACGTTTTTACTCCATAAGGTTCATCTTCACTTAAGATAAACTCTTCAAAATCTTGAATCAGATCATGGATGTTATCAACAACAGGATAGTGTTTGTCATATGACATCAATGAATCGTAATGACTTAGTACCTTAATCAGTGACAGTGCTTCACGCTTGGTAATTTGCATTTTTTTAGATTCTCCTATAAAAATAAAAAGAAAAGGAGACCTAAAAGATCTCCTTTTCAAGTTAAGATTTAAGTAAAGTAAATCAGCGGCGAGGCTTACCAGTGAAGGTATAATGGCTACGAAGCAGACGGTAGAGGGTTCGAGCCTCGCGGCCTGTAAACTCAACCGTTCCCTCCTGAAGGTCGATGAAAAGGCGAGTTGAATCATTCCTCTCATCGGTGCTCAGTGCTGCATTGAAACCATAATCCCTGCGTGCTGTCTCCGTGCGAAGCTTTCCTGTACGATCAACTCGGCTACGAATGATTGCGTTCTTGTTCGTTGTAACTGTATGGTTCTTCTTGCTCTTAGACATTTTATTTCTCCAACTATTCATCGGCTTTGTTGTTTTGCCGAATGATTAAAGGATACTCAGGTTCTGATGTTGTGTACAAGAAGTTAATTTGTTTATGATTTTATCAACCGCCAGGTTTTGTTTTCATCAAATTCGATGTTGCTTCTTTACCCGCCCGTCCACTTCTCACGAATACATCATCAAGCTCAATTCGTGGATTCATCGCACTCATAATTTCTTTTTCTATCTTGTCTTTAAAAGCAGTGATGTTACCCTGTAACTCATTTGACATCTTCACGCCAGGTTTATACCCATATACCTGAAACAAATTAGCAAGTTTGTCAAGGTTTTTATTGTCAGAAGATCCAGCCAACAATCCAGCAAGTTTTTCCAAAACGTTTTGAACTATCACCCTGTCTGGTGACGCCGTACCCGAGCGCCCTCTTAGTGTAATTTTTGAAGCATCTAAAAGCTTGATATGAAATTTTTGTCTAAGAAGTTTTTTAACAAAATCGGGGACTTCACCTCTACTATTTTTTATACTTCTTGAAAAAAATTCTTCGGTGCTGATTATAAAGTCTTCTTCTGGCATCAACCTTGAAGTTGATGCATACGCTTTTGCAGTTCTATTGATGAATTCAAATATTTTTTTACCATTTCGTAAAATTTAACATCTTCTTCTAATGCAACCTGCTTATCAACACCGTAGTTCTTAAGCAATTTTACGATGTTATCTTGTGTCAAATAAGTAACGTTTCTCATTTCCTCTTCGGTAAGAATACATTCCCTTATTAGGCTTCTTAGATGTGAAACTTTTATCTTCATACGATAGATAACTATTACATAAAATGACTATGGGGTCAAATGACCCCATAAAAATATCTTTCTTTTTATTTAAAGTTTCCCTAGTCTTTATTTATTTGAATTAATTAAACCTACAACGGTGTTTGGAGAATTGCCAAACTCAGCGGTCTTATTACCATCACCCCTCGCAACAGCATAAACAGTTGCTGTAGACGCAAATGATGATACTTGGTCGGACGTCTTTGTAACATCATCAGCACCGGTGAGTGGATTGAACCCTATCCCGTTCTTTCCTCCCATCTTATTCGCGTAGCAGTGACCAAACCATCCATTCTTGATGCTTGCCCTCGGATCCATCACATAGGTCCAATTACACCCGTCTGGTGTGGCGTCGGGCCATGCATTGCCCTGCAATGGTGTGTGAGGCGTGTCACCATACGCTACGAAGGTAGTTGTCTGGTCAAGCTTCTCCGTAGGGCTCTCTGGATCAACCTGCTGGGACAGGTAGTTGTAGAAGCCATTTAGAGCCTTCCCAAGATGTTTTGTGGTATTTCTACCTTGGTTCATCAAGGTCATATTATCGAATGTAACGTGAGGGTCTGTGAAGGTCGTATCACTGGTCGGCCCAGGAGACAAGGCGACGATGGCTGTCTTGCTGAGGCCCAGTGAGAATGCCTTCGCGACGACGATTAACGTCCGACCAAACTCTTCGATTCCGTTCCGTTGAGCCGCCGTCATGTAGCTTGAGTTTGCCGTCATAGAATCGATGAGCTCCTGGACACCGAAGTCGATCAGGTCTTGAGTCGTCGGAGACAACTGCGAGGCAAAATTGAGACCGATGATCCTGGCAGCGTTCTTTGTCACAGACATCTGGGGCACCCATGTAGAACGATTTGAAGACTTCCTGAGACCCAACAAGGCCTTGTAGTAAGTCTCAAATAATTCTTGATC